TTGGTCAAGGTCTAGAACGACCATCCCCCTATGATATCGGTTCAATCCTTCTACCCCTGCTGCTCGATATGTTTGTGGTGCTACTGTGCTAATAAGATAGTTGTCAAAAAACATCGTAGAAGCAAATTGCTTTAGCCAAGGAGTGTCGTTCTGCACCCATTTGTTGACTTCCCTTGAAAGTTTACGGAGTGAGAAGTATCGCGCAAACTCAGATTGGCTATTAGAATAAAATGCCCAACCATCATGCGATCTAAACCAAAGTTCACTATTCGCCAATGCAATATAAGGACTTGTGCATCCTCGCCCAAGAAGCGAAATGCGTTGTATATTAGATGTGCTCCATTGCAATCTTGGTATAGATACATCCATTGAAAATGCTCCATTACCAGTAAGAATAACAAGCTCACCTTGCCCACGAAGATTTGATCCAATCTGCGGCATTACTTTCATCCCTGTAATGTTTCCCATCATTGCTGGAGTTGAAAAAGCCCCGCCTTCTGCCCAATATCCTATCTCGGTGAAGTTCTCGGTATTCTTTGTATCTGTGAATCCGTTTCCGTAGATGATGTCCGAAGCGTAAATTTGATTGAGTCTATCCGATACAAAGACTCGCCCGAAAGCATATTCCATTATCGTTCCAATCGGCATTTTATTTTGATATGGATTTAAACGATATGCTGGAGTATTTAGATCGCCATCCCATGCTATAGCATTTTGGTAGCCATTCTGGATATAAACTCGATCTTCAGCCTGCACGAAAAATGTGTGCATCATACCGGGATCATTGCCTTCGATAATCTTGTATGCGGTTGCAAAGTTGTTCGTGATCTTTAAGAAGTAGATAACTCCAGAAACCGATAACAATATTCCGTCAGCAGAATTATATTTTGTTCTGCGATATGGATACGCCCCTTGGAAATTGCCGTTTTGAATATCGTTAACGATAGTCTCTGATTGACCCTCTCCTGCTTTGATTGAGATATTACGAATGCTTGGTCTTGTGCGATTGATGCCGCCTCGAAATGTTCTATTCACAGATTCTGATACTACAGAATCTGGCAAATACGATGGATGAGTATCAGCGTCTTGTGATACGATACTTGTAAATCCATCAAATACTGATCCTTCAGTAGCCATTAGTAAGATTGACCACGATCATCATACCAACCATACACGTCAATATACAATCCACTTGCGCCAGCAGATATTGCCGCACTAACATCAATACCTATTTGCCTGACTGTGTTTGTGTAAACTTCTAAAACATACGCTCCAACCATTGATGCTGCTTGGCCTTGGCGAAGATATGTAGATGCAGCAGTATTGTTTATCCCCGGAATGTCAGTGCTTGGATATGTTGATATGGATTCGTAAAAAGCCCATGCAACTGCTGACGTAATTTGGCTTGCAATAATTGGTTTAACAACCAAATCATTTGGTATCCCATTAAGCGAAATAAGATTCCCTCCAACTCCTAATGCAACTCCAGTTTGAGATGCAACTGGTCTTCCAGTATACATAAACCGATTACCAATTTGAGAAAATGCACGAACTTGGCTGGAAGCGTTTGTTGTGAATGATCCAATTCTGCGATACAAACTATATCCACTCGGAAGAGTTGGAGAAATTCCATTCTGTGAAAAAATCACATCAACAACAGTTAAATTAGAAATTACATAGACGTGCCATGTTTGATTTGCTCCAAGAGAACCAGAGTCAAGTCCACCTGCATTCGTTCCTTGATTCCAAGCAGTATTTGCATACTTGGTCATTAACGCTGACAGAACTAAATCTGATGTATTGTCTGAACTTCTGCATCTACCGATGTTAATATCAAGCGTATCGAATGGTGATCCACCATTATTTTCAATGGTTAAACCAAACAAATACCCCTGCGGTAACTGATTTGGGGGGGCAGCTACAAATTGAGGAGATGTTCCAACAATTTGTAAAGTTGAACCAGAAATGCCGTTAGGAACGATTTGTAGATTATTAGCTGTGTCACGAATAAATACACCCTGACCAGATGGTAGAATGCTATTTAGAGTATTTACACGCCAGTCTCCACCATCCCAATATGCGATAAATTTGTCTGCTGTCAACGATGGCTCCCATACCTTGACAGTTCCATCCGCAAGCATGACCATTGTTTTTGGAACATTGTCTAGCGTATGACTTGCCGTGCTTGGCATTTTCAATGGATCGCCATTTGATCCATCAACGAACTCAATATTTCCAGCCGTAGTATAAGAAAGAACTGATCCAGTCGATCCGCCTTCCCAAGTAAGAGTTCCTGCATTCGTTGATTTCAGAACACTTGGAAACGGAGTTGTGGTTATTGTCTTTTGGCAGGATGCAGAGTCTTCCACTACTAATCTGCGTCCATCAGTTGTTGTTAATAGTGGTTCGCAGAAAAGTGGGAATGTAGGCTCACAAGGAGGTGCTGGTTGGCAAGGCATAGGATTAAATGTTAACTGCTTTAATTACAGCGAAATTAAAAATAGGTTCTTCTAGTGTTGTTCCGCCTGTTGTTCTAAATGTTATTCTGAAACTTCCATTTGTTACAAATGTAACATTGAGTTCATACAAATCCGTTCCTGATTGCTGGTTCAGAATTATTGTGTCGGTTGCTGCAACCGAACTGTTTGTTACAATAAATGATGCATATGTCGCAGATCCATTTGTGTAAAACAACTTGATAGTTCCACAATTTGCATTTATTAATACCCCAGTTGTTCTACTAACTAATTGAGTAACAGAAGCCCCAGCACCATTATTGTATCCAATTCCATTTGAACTACTAGAGGATAAAATATTTCCTGAAGCCAAAATATTTCCGTTTGATACAATGGTGTTTCCTGTAATTGTATTATTTACAACCAAAGCACCACTCATACTGTCTCCTGCCTTTGATACCTTTAAGGCATCAGCGGTGTCGGTGTATAGTTTTGTCGTTGCGTGCAGGTTGCTTGTTGGCGCGGCGTTCAATGTCAAAAACCCTGTCATTGTATCGCCAGAACGCAAAACTCTTGTGTCTGTATATTGCTTTGTAGAGGCTCCCAGAGCAACCAGAGGATCACCAGAAAGAACCAAAAGGCCCGTCATTGTGTCGCCAGTTTTCTGAACAACATTGGCTAATGTGGTGGCTGCATCTTCGGCAGACTGCTCGGCATTCTGTGCATTAGCATAAGCCGACTGTGCAGAACTATAAGCAAATCTTGTGTATTCTGCTACATCTGTGCAGCATTCGTTATTTGGGGTTGGGTATCCGCTTGGTGAGCATCCGCAGTTATTGTTTGAACAACTCATGTTTTTATCGTTAACGATATTTTTATATTAAGTCAAATGGTTTATTGGCTAAATTGAAAATGCATGGAATCGCGGCCAATCACCGCTCCAAGGTTGATCCATCCATGCTGGGCGAATATCTCAATCACTTGTAATGGCATCCGTGATTTTGTCGGCCATGCTGTGTGAAGCCCATTATGATTAGCGTCCAAGTCGATTGCTGCTGCCCATGCGTGTTTGCTTGGCTCAGTTCCTCCTCGTTGCACTCTGTTTGCATAGCTTCCAAAAAACTTGTCGATTCCTGCTTCGCCTCTTGATTTTGGAGTCGGGTAGATGTCCATTAAGCCTTCAAAGATTTCCATCAGACTTTCGGCACACTTTGCATGGATTTGTATCCCGCTAATTGTTTCTGGCCCGTCATACAGATACATCTTGTATGGTGGCTTGATTCTAACAATCGGAACTTTTCCCGGCTCACCGAAAAATTCCGTGCAGGCTTTCGTGCTAGGCTTTGGAGAGACAGGAGGATTGGGAGACATGACGGCAAGGTGCATCTTTAAAGCGGCCATGCTCTTCGGCCCCCACCAGCCGTCTGGCTTTACGCCAATACGGGCTTGCATGCTCTCTATTTCGCCTCTATTCATTTGCCTTTACGGAGGACATTGATCAGCCCTACTAGGCCCAAGCCTGCGGCAAGAATTTGGTTTTGAAGCTCTGGATCAAGATTAACTCCAAGGGCAGTTGCTACAAGGATCAATCCACGCCATGTGCTGTTTTCGTTCAATTTTTCCAATAGGATGTTTAGAATTTTCATTTGTCTTTTAGGGTTTTAGAGAATTGCTGAAACGCAAATATTACGCTTCGGTCTGTTTTCTCTGCTTGTTTTTTGTTTTCTGGGTTATTGCGCGGAATATACGATACCGCCAGCTTAAGTTGGAGTGAACCAAGTTGTCCTTGATCCTTTCCAATTGGCGGTATCGGTATACTCACACAGGAGGAAAGTAATATCGCCGCGATTATCGTTAACGATAGTTTCATTTGTCTTTGCGAAGCTTGGCAAGCATCACATAGATGGATACCCACGCCGCGATGATCGCTGATACGGATGCCAAGATTCGGAACCAAATATCGAGTTCTGGGAGCATAGAAATAGCTACAGCAACAAGGCTAAATATTGTCCCTGCAAATCCCGTGCCGTGTGATACGAAGTTGCTGTCCGGTGTGTTCATTGTCCAAGTTCGTGATAGGCTTCAATGACAGTTTCGTTGAACGAGAATGGTGCGGCTCCCCAATCTTCTTTCGGCTCTGCAGATTGCACATACTCCGCGAGGATCGCGTTCGTCCATCCTTTCACGGCGTTTAGTTTCTCGCTCACCTTGCCTGCGGCTTGAAGTTGCGCGGCGAGGTCGAGGATTGCGATGCTGTTACGGGTATCCAGCGTGGCGAAGTTTGTGGCTGGGGGTTGGTTGTCTTGCGCGTTGAAGACTGCGTATGTCTTGGTTCCGCCGACTGGCAGTTCCGCTCCAGCAGAGTCTTTGATATAGGCTTTATTGTCACTCTTGATATAAAGTGCTGCGTCACCGCTGTTCGGGGTAAGCCCAGTAGAGTGCGTGAAGATCGCGGCGTTTGCAAAATGTCTATCTGGTGATGGCATGGCTTTTAGTTGTTAATTGGTTCCCACTTCACTTCCACGCGGTCATCGAACCACTCAAGGTGGCTCACCCATTCACTCTCCGGCCCCGGAGGATCGGCTTTGATGAGCGGAACGAGGGTAGGGTCAACCCAGTCTTCTGGCACAGGATATGGGCGAATCGTGTCGATGCGGGGATTGCCTTCATCATCCAGCACAACGCTGGAAAGATACTTGTCCCCGTTTGCGAATATGAGTCCGTATGTTTTTAGCATAGTATTATGTTCCGTAAGCAACTTCCACGGCATCCACAGACGCTACCCACCTCCAAGTTTCAGAGGCGATACCTGTCACAAAAATGCGGAGCGTGTCGTCTGTGTTATTTGCAGAAAGCGCAATCGTCGTGCCTGCCGCGTTATCGGTTCCGATAGTCACCGGAGCGTAGACCTCGCTGGAGGTGCCTCCCACATTCTTCACGCAATACTGGCGAAGATAGTGCGCCACCGCAGAACCGTCTGACT